CCTAAACAGTTCGCTCAAGAGTATCTAGCCTCATTTGAAGTGCTAAGTAGCCGAGTTTATAGTAATTTTAGTAGGTTTGATCACATAAATAATGACGTTGAAATTGTTGGTGGTGAAACAATATACATTGGAATGGATTTCAATATCAATCCAATGTCAGCAGTAATCGCAGTCAAACGTGATGATAATTTTTATATTGTAAATGAACTTGAAATAATGTCATCCAATACGTCTGAATTATGTTCAGCGTTGTATAGCAAATATGGCCGTTATGAGAATGAACAGGGAAAACTATGTAAGAGAGAAGTTGTAGTTTGTCCTGACCCATCCGGCAATCGAAGACAGCATGCATCAGGCGGCACTGATTTTAAAATTATTAAAGAAGCGGGGTTTTTAATCCATGCTCCCAAAGGAGCACCAAGGGGAACTGATAATATTACTAATGCTCAAACTAACCTTCTCAACGCTGCTGGAGAAATTCATGTTTACGTTCACAGTCGTTGTAAGAAATTAATTAAAGCGCTAGAGGGGTTTACATATAAAAAGGACACAAATATACCTAATAAAACTAGTGGTTTGGATCATATAACTGACGCTTTTAAATATCTATTGTGGCAAGAAGCTAATAAATTCAAGACAAAATCCGGTCCATTAAACTGGATTTTCTAAGAGGAAATAATATGATAACAACAGCACCTCAAGATCTTCCAAGCACCAAGTCTCCTGCCGTGTTGGTTCAGACAGAAGAACTAACCATCGTTAGAGATTTGGATGCCGGTCAACAACGAATGATAAAAAGAGGTCAGAAATACTTACCGAAGCATCCAGCCGAAACAGCACAGAATTACGAGATCAGATTAAAACGACCATCATTTTATAATTCATTTTCTCGTGCTCATGAAGCATTAACTGGACTTGTGTTTCAGAAAGATCCTGTCATTGATACAAGTGTTCCTACGTTAATACAAGAGCATTTAGTGAACGTTGATAACGCTGGCACAAATGTTATGGCATTTTTAAAATTTGTATTTGATGATATTCTAGTCGCAGGCCACGGTGCTATTCTCGTAGACATGCCAACGGTAATTGCAGCAGATTCGTTAACTTTGGGTGAAGAACGGTCCAACGCAAATTTAGGGATTCGTCCATATTGGAATTATATTAGAAAGGATAATATTGTAAGTTGGAGAACAGTAGTAGAGAATGGTAGAACCCTACTTAATCAAGTTGTATTAGAGGAAATATTATCCGAAGATGTAGGACAGTATGGTTCTCAACCCACAACTCAATATCGTGTCTTGAAAAGAAATGGTGGTATGGGTGTCACATATGAAGTTATACGAATTATTGATAACCAACCTATTCCAGTGGAAATGGGTAGTATAAGTCCCATCACCGAAATCCCACTTATTCCAATTTATTCCAACCGAGTAGATTTACTAATCAGCAGACCACCTCTCATTGATCTTGGTAATCAAAATATTCTTCATTATCAGGTTACAGCTGATATGTTACACGCAGCACATTTGGCTAACGTTCCTATTCTTGTTGGTAAGAACGTAGATCAATCAGATTTAGATGTGGGTCCAAACGTCGGCATCAGAATTGACGAAAACTCCGAGCTTAATTATGTTGAAAGTACAGGGGCAGGAATAGCGGCATCAATGAATATCCTTAAATCGTTGGAAGACCACATGTCTATCCTCGGGTCGGGATTGTTAGCTGGACAGGCGGAATCCAACGTCACCGCTGAAAGTCAAAGACTCGGCCGCATCGAGCATGATAGTATAGTCGCATCAACAATAGCAAGTATCGAAAATGGACTCAAATCCACCCTCGATATACACGCTGAATTTCTAGGGTTAGACGATGGTGGCTCGATAAATCTCAACAGAGAATATCGTGGAGATGCAGATCAAATCATTCGGGGAGCAGTCTCACAATTCAGCAATAACGAGGAAAAATAAACCCGTTGAAACTTTTTATAGCACTCTGCCGTAGGGCCTGGTGGGCCATGATATATCGGTCCCAAACTTATTGCGTTACAGTCGCCAATAAACGCCAGGAGTCGATATGATTTGCAAAATAGAGGGTTGTGACAAAGAAGTGACAAGATACAATTTGTGCATTATGCACATCCGCCGAATTCAACGACATGGTTCTACCAATGAAAATGAAGCATCATTACGACAAAAGCCAAGAGATATGCCGGCGGAGCTCTGGTTCTGGTCTAAGGTGGACATTAGATCCGAAACCGAATGTTGGGAATGGGAAGGTGGATATTTTTATGATGGATATGGAGCATTTTGGCTAAACACAAAGATGATACGAGTGCCCCGTTTATCTTGGACCTATACTAATGGTGATATTACAGATGGATTATGGGTATTACATAAATGCGATAATCCACCTTGTTGTAACCCGAACCATTTGTTTTTAGGCACATATCAGGACAATGTGGATGATATGATAACGAAAGAAAGACGACGTAATCAATATGAAGGAAAGATAATTGAATAACTTTGCTACTTATTGTTAGTCGAGTTTAAGGCCTTCCATAGCCTTTCTCCGGGCTTGACTAGCAGTAGGTAGTAAACCCCTCGCAGTGTCATTAGGGCGGTTCAATTTCGAGCCGCCCTATTTTGTGCTATTCATATAATCGGATATGTGGGTATTACTATATATGATGCGTTTGGCCAGTTCTGTGATACTTATTATTGTAACGGTAAACACGGGGGTTAATATGAAAGCAAAAACGACTTGTAAAGTAGCAGGATGTGATAGAGGCCGACCTATTGTTAACGGGCTTTGTTCCATGCATTATCAACGTAAAGCACGATTAGGACAAGTCCGACTCAACAAAGAATCAGGCTGTATTGAGGAAGGATGTGAACAACCTTATTACGCCAAGTCTAGATGTATCAATCATTACATGTGTTATAACCGTCGATTAAAGAAAGAAAAACTCAAAGAAGAACGTTATGCAGCAAGAAATGATGTTCCCTGTAAATGTGACGATTGTAAGGAACTGGCGTAATGAGAACCTGTAACGTGCCTGGATGCAGCAGAAAGCACACGGCACGTGGTTACTGTGGATTGCATTACGAACGTTGGCGTTGTCGTGATGGTGATATCACTGACATCGTTAAAGAGATACGATCATGTGATTTGGAAGATTGTGATCATCCACATTATGTTCATGGACTTTGTAAGATGCATCACGAACGAATGCAGAAACATGGTGACTTAACCACAGAGATACAATACTATGGATACCTCAAGACACCTGAAGAAAAGTATATGGAACGTGCTTGTAGTCTACCAAATGGTTGTATTGAATTCATAGATCATTTTGGAGAACAACGTCCATGTATGTCTGTCTATGGAAAGCAAACGAGGGTCACACGATGGATTTATTCAGAGTATCATAACATTGAACTTACGACTGATGATATTATTCATCCCATGTGTGAAAACAAATACTGTGTCAACATTGATCATTTAGAGATCATGGGCAAAGCAAAATTGTGGCGATTGCGACACTAATGGAGAGATTATGAAATGTAAAGTAGAAGATTGTGATAAAAAACACCACGCAAAAGGTTATTGTAAGATTCATTATTGTAGACTAAGAAGAAATGGAAGCGTAGAAGAAACAATAACTAATATCTGGCCAAAGGACATGCCCCATGAAGTGTGGTTTTGGAATATGATTGATATTAGATCTGAGGATGAATGTTGGGTGTGGTTAGGTAGTTCCTCAGGGGGCGGATATGGACAATCTCAGGATAAAATAAAAAAAGCACACCGTCAATCTTGGGTTTACACCAACGGTGATATTCCCGATGGAATGGATGTCTGTCATGAATGTGACAATCCACCATGTTGTAACCCCAACCATCTTTTCTTAGGAACCCACCAAGATAATATGGTTGATAGAACAAGAAAGGGAAGAAGTCGTAATGGACATACAGGACCACTACTAAGTAAAATTTAACGGAGAATAAAATGCTATGCAAACACGAAACCTGTCAAAGAGAGCATCATGCACATGGCTATTGTAGTATGCACCTTGGTAGATTCAATCGAGGAACGGATATGAGTCAACCAGTTAGATATTCAGGAAAAGGCAAATCACCAGAACAACGTTATAATGAATGTAGCTATAAATTAAACGATTACGGTTGTGTAGGATGGAAACCAACCAATGGTATTAGACCACAGATGATTATAGATACCAAATCAATTCTTGTCACACGATGGGCCTACGAACATTTCTGTGGAGTGGAAGTTCCCTACAATTTGGTATTGCATCACACGTGTTTCGAGCCGAGGTGCTGCAACCCGTTTCATTTGGAGATACAGGATAGAGTTACCCACTTGCATCTCCATCGTATGATTCGACAATACGCGAAATACAATGAACATAAAGAACTATTAGAAACCGCTGAAGGTAAGCGAGATATTATGAACGTATTATTACCCTACGTCTATTAAGGAGATTAAACTATGATAATGGAAGTCAGTATAGGAGAATGGATGGGCCAAGTCGCGGAAATGGATGCACAATTGAAATTGGCATCTAAGAATGAGAAGGATATCATCCGCCACAACTTAGAAGTGCTCGTTATGCAAGGGGTAGATGCTAATTTAGATGTTGAGGTTATTCTTGATAGTCAAGAATACAATGAGATGATGATTTGGTATTACGCATTGAAACGAACAGAATTACAACTAGAAACACGTACATTCCCTGAAGGCGGTTATGATGTTACATTCGCGTCAATGACAACAATCCGACTCAAAATTGATAAGATTAAAACACACATTAATAAACTCGTATTAGAGTCAGCAAAACAAGAAGCACTTCCCAATCTCAAAAGGATAGAGTCTAATGAAAATTAATAAAAAGGCATTCAGATTCGCATTGATAAAGGTACTAATGAAGAAATTAGCAACGGCATCATTACTCATATTACTTGTAGTGGCTTGTAGTGATGCTACTTCACCATTCCAACAATGTGAAGGTAATGAACAACCATGGAGTTATTCACGAGCAGACAGTAATGGTGTTGAAGTAGTCCATCTATCAGGATGTGCAGAGCCAGAAGATATAAGTGCAATCATGATTGCTTGTCTATCCGGTCAATGTCCAGAAGGAGTCTCCTTCTGGTCCAGAAGGAGATAAATGAATTATCAAGAAGCCATCATACTACACAGACAAGCAATAGAGATGGTCACTATACAAGCGCAAGATTTATACGATCTCTCTATTGCTTCAATCCTTGAATATGAATTACCTGATATGTCCGAATCAGACAGATTGTTGTTGTTCGCGAGTGCGCTGATGGAGCCGCATGATAAATTCATCATAGAAGATTTAATAGATGAAACACGACACCCATCTGGAGAATAAAATGAGTCAACCAGAAACCTATCACGAAGCATTTGAAAACCTTGAAATGGCTGTATGGGATCTACGAATGTCAGTGTGGCAAGAAATCAGTCCATTTGTATTGTGGATACTTCACGTCACCAATAGAAGGTTGAAGTAATATGCAAGCATTAACCTCCCATCAATTTGCATATTATACTAATCGAATCACGTTACTCCATGAAAGAATTATTAAATACTATGGAGAGGACTTTTTTCAGAATAAAACGTTGTTGGAATTGGGAACATATAAGGGCATCATAGGCAATGCATTTGCAGAACTTGGAGCTGATGTCACGGTCAATGATGCACGCACTGCACACGTCGATTCAGTTCTTGAACGTTATCCTCTCATTACTAAGGGGTATGTTTATGATGTAAATGATGATCTTGGTGAT